AGTGAAACAACTCTCGAATGCCTGGGGCGACTTCCAGGAGCAATTAGGGGAGATGCTTGTCGGTCCCGCATCTCAGCTTGTGGAGTGGATGAAGGACGGAACCGAATGGTTGCAGGCCCTCATAAATAAATACAACGAATGGTCGAGCGTGAACAGCATAGCCGTTCGCGGCTTGCGTGATGAGATAGCCGCTCTTCAGCGTGACATTGCAACATTTGACCCGATGATTCCCGGCGATCAGGCTATCATTGATCGGCTACAGGCCGAGATTGATAAACGCAAGGAACTCATTGCTCTATACCAGCAGGGCGGCTCCGGCGCGGCGCCGGCCGCGGAGCCGGCAGCCGGGCGGGGAGCCGGGACGGCAGCCGGGGCCGCGCCCGAGGCCGACCCCTACTGGGACAAAATCTTCGCGCAGCACGCGGGCAGGCGCCAGCGCGACTCCGATCTCGATTATCAATTGTGGCTCTCCGAGCGCGAGCGGATGGCGGCCGAGTCCGCGCGCCAGATCGCCAGGGACGACGAGATGTTCGCGCAGCACGCGGCGCGCAAGCGCGAAGACGTGCTCATCGACGAAAACATCGCCTACCAGAACTGGCTCAAAGAGAGGGGGCGGCAGACGGAGACAATGTCCGAGGCCATGAAAAACGCGATCACGGGCTGGGGCGCGCATTTCTCGTCCACGCTTAATGACGCGGTCTGGGACGCCGACGTGTCGTTCGCGAGCATTGCCGAGAGCTTCGGGCGCATGATCACCCAGATGATGATCCAGAAAGCCGTGGTCGAGCCCATCATGGGCGCGTTCTTTCCCAGCGCGCGCGGCAACGTGTTCGCCCGCGGCGAGATCGTGCCATTTGCCCGGGGCGGCGTGATCGACCAGCCCACGATATTTCCCATGGCCAAGGGGCTGGGGCTCATGGGCGAGGCCGGGCCCGAGGCCGTGATGCCGCTTGCCAGGACGAGCAGCGGAGACCTGGGCGTGCGGGCCGAGGGCCTGGCCGGGGCCGAGCCCCGGGTGGAGGTCAACGTGTACGCGCCCGCGGGCAGCGAGGCCAGGGTCGAGGAGCGCCAGACCGCGGGCGGCAAGGTGATCGACGTGATAATCGACGAGATGATGGCGGGCCAGGTGCGGCCGGGCAGCCGGTTCGACCGGGCCATGCGGGGCAGGTACGGCCTGGCGCCCGCGACCACGAGGAGGTAGGGCATGGCGACATGGCCGCTAGAGCTGCCGCAGTACCCGCTGCAAGAGGGTCACTGCGAGGACGTCGCGCCCAGGGGCGTGGTGCTCAGGACCGACATGGACCAGGGCCCGGCAAAGACCAGGCTCAGGCACACGGCCGGGGAGCGGCAGATACCCTGCGTGTACCACATGACCGACGCGGAGCTCGATATATTCGCCGCGTTCCTCTCCGATGAGATCGGCTGGGGCGCGGCCGCCTACACCATGCCGCACCCGCGCACCGGCCAGCCGGTCACGGCGCGGATCCTCACGCCAATGGAGCCGGCCACCCGCTACACGCCCGGCACATGGCTCGTGCCGCTTACCCTGGAGGTGCTGCCGTGAGCGTCTCGACACAGGCCAAAAGGAGCATGTGGGCGCAGGACACAGCGGACGGCCTGCTCGAGCTCGTGACCATCTCCGGGGGCGAGCTCGAGACGCCCTTGCGCGTCGTCAACAACCCGGTGGCCATCACCTCGCGGGGCAATGAGTACATTGCCTACCCATTTGAGCTGGGGCTGCCCTCGGACGAGGAGGACTCGCCGCCCCTGGCCCGGCTGGCCATCGACAACGTGAGCCGCGAGATCGCGCAGGCCGTCCGCCAGACCGCGGGCCCGCTGCAGGTGGGCATCGAGCTGGTGCGCATCTCGGACACCGACGTGGTGGAGTGGTCATGGCCGCACTTTACGCTCCGCAACGTGCGCGTCGACGCTCTTACGGTCACGGGGGACCTGGGCCTGCACGATTTCCACGGCGAGTCGCACACGAGCGTGCATTTCACGCCCGCGGTCTGCCCGGGGGTGTTCTAGTGGCGCGCCTGCTGACCCTGCGCGAGTTCGTCCTGCGGGCGCTGCGCGTGCCATTTGTCGAGCACGGGCGCACCTACGAGGGCTGGGACTGCTGGGGGCTGGTGTACCGGGCCTATCGCGACGTCTACGGCATCGAGCTGCCCAGCTACGCCGGGGGGTATGCCAGCACCGAGGACTACCGCGCGCTCGACGCCATGATCCGCGGCGGGCTGCCCGCGTGGGCGCCCGCGCCCGAGCCCTGGCGGCCGGGCGACATGGCCGTGTTCACCCTGGGCTCGCGCTGGCTTTTCCATGTGGGATTGCTCACGGGCGCGGGGTCGTTCATCCACGCCTACGAGCCGGCCGGGTGCACGGCCACGGCCGGCCTGGGCGAGCGGGCGTGGGGAAAACGGCTCTCGGGGGTGTACCGGCATGGATAAGAGCAAGAGCGTGCGCGTCCACGCCATCACGCACCCGCTGCGCGTCGGCGGCATCGACCGGGTAGCGCCCGAGGGCGTCACCATCGCCCGGCTCATGGCCGACCTTGAGCCAGACCCGCTCTTTGCCGATTTGCTTGAGGTGTGGGTCGACGGCGAGCCGGTGGAGCGCGCGCGGTGGGAGGCCTACCGTCCGGCCGCGGGCTCGCTGGTCACGGTGACCGCGTTCCCGGCGCCCGGCAAGGGCGGCAAAGACATCCTCAGGGCCGTGCTCACCATCGCCGTGATCGCGATCTCGGTGTGGGCCGGCCCGGGCGCGGCCGGGCTCATGGGCCTGGCGGACAGCGCCTTTGCCGCGGGCATGGCAACGGCCGGCATCAGCGCCGCGGGCATGCTCGCGGTCAACGCCCTGGTGCCGCCTGCAAAGATCGAGGCCGGGTCCACGCCATCACGCGCGCCCACGCACTACATCGAAGGCGCGCGCAACACGCTCAGGCCCTACGAGCCGGTGCCCGTGCACTACGGCCGGAGCCGCTACACCCCGCCCCTGGGCGCGCGCACGTACACCGAGAGCTTGGGCGACAAGCAGTATCTGAGAATGCTCGTGGTCTGGGGCCTGGGGCCGCTAAGCGTCACGGACATGCGCATCGGCGCCACGCCGCTCAGCGATTTCACCAACATCCAGATCGAGCACCGCCCCGGGCTGCCCTCAGACCCGCCGCTTACGCTTTTTCCCTCCTCCGTTATCCAGGAGGAGCTCTCGATCCTGCTCTCGCAGGCCTCCGGGTGGGTCACCCGGAGCGCCGCGGACGGCGCCGTGGAGCTCAGCATCGACCTGGCCGCGCCCGCGCTCGTCATGTACGACAGAGACGGCGACCCGCACGAGCAGGCCGTGGCCCTGGAGGTGCAGTACTGCGAGCACGGCACCGGGGCGTGGCGCCATCCGGCCCGCGCCGACGTGACCACCTCGTTTGAGGAGCCGGTCGTCACGGTCATCCCGATCTATGACCCGGTCACGGCCTCCTACACCGGCACGACCACCTACACCCGCTACCCGGGCGACACCTGGGTGGAGGGCGGGGCCGAGGTGCGCACCGTCACCATCCGCCACAACCGGCCCGAGGCGCTGCGCCACGGCCTCTCGTGGCGAGTGCCGGCCGGCCGGTACGACGTGCGCGTGCGGCGGCTCACCGAAGACACCGATAGCGACCAGACCTTTGACGACATCTATTGGGCGGCGCTGCGCACCTACCGGGCGGATCCTCCCGTGACCCCGCCCGTGCCGCTGTGCATGACCGCGCTGCGCATCCAGGCCACCGACCAGCTCGACCGCATGGTCGACGACCTCAACGGCATCGTGCAGAGCATCGCGCCCAGATGGGACGGCTCGGCCTGGGCGGCGCGCGCCACCTCCTGCCCGGCGGCGCTCATTCGCCGGGCCCTGCAGGGCCCGGGCGTGCCCGCGCCCGTGGCCGACGAGTGGATCAACCTCGAGTCGCTCCAGGCCTTTGCCGAGCACTGCGCCGAGCACGGCTACGAGTACAACGAGGTGATCCAGGCCGACACCTCGGTCTGGGATCTCTGCTCGCGGATCGCCGCGGCCGGCCGGGCCACATTCGGGCTGGTCGACTGGGGCTGGGGCGTAATCATCGACCGGCCGCGCGGCGACCTGGAGATCACGACGCACGTCACACCCCGCAACTCCCGCGATTTCCGTATCGAAAAGGCGTTTACCGACCTGCCGCACGCGTGGCGGGTGGCCTTCAAGAACGAGGAGCAGGACTGGCGGCCCGACGAGATGATCGTCTACCGCGACGGCTACGGGCCCGGCACGGCCTCGCGCTTCGAGCAGCTCTCGCTGCCGGGCGTGACCAGCCCGGACCAGGTCTACGCCCTGGCGCGCTATCACATGGCCGTGGCCGTGCAGCGGCCCGAGCGGTGGGTGTGCCGCCAGGATTTCGAGCACCTGGTCCTCAAGCGGGGCGACCGGGCGCTGGTGACGCACGACGTGCTGCTCGTGGGCCTGGCCTCGGGCCGGGTCAAGGACATTGTCACGGACGGAGACACCGGCGAGATCACGGCCCTGGTGCTCGACAACCCCGTGCCCGGCCTCGACCCGGATGAGGCCTACGGCATATCGGTGCGCACCGTGGGCGACGCCCGGGTGACCCGGCTGGTGACGATCGACGCGGCCGAGCCCGCCGTGGCGCGCCTGGGCGCGCCCATCCCGGCGGGCGGCGTGGAGCCGGGCGACCTCTACGGGTTCGGCCTGCACGGGCTCGAGACCGACGACGCCCTGGTGCTGGCGATCAGGCGAGGCTCGGACCTCGAGGCCGAGATCCACATGGTGCCCTACCGGCCCGAGGTCTACACGGCAGCCGACGGGGAGATCCCGCCCTTTGACACGCGGGTCACGCCCCTGCCCGTGGCGGCGCCTCCCGTCGTGGTCTCGGTGTACACCGACGAGCGCGTGCTGCTGGTCGACCGCTCGGGCAGCCTGCGCCCGCGCGTGAGCGTCGAGGTCGAGCCGTGCGCGCTGCCCCATGGCCGTCTCGAGGCGCAGATGCGGCTCTCCGAGACCCGCGAGCCCTACTCTCCCGCGGAGACCGAGCACCGCACCGGGGTCTCGGTGGTCTTAGCCGGGGTGAGCGAGGGCGAATACTACGACATCAGGCTCAGGTGGGTGTTTACCGACCGCATGCCCAGCGCCTGGAGCGCGATCAACAACGTGCTGATCATCGGCAAGGGCACGCCTCCGGCACCGCTCGAGGGGCTCTCGCTAACCATCCACGGCAACTCGGCCCTGATGCGGTGGGACCCGCCGCCCGAGCTCGACGTGCTCTACGGCGGCCTGGTGCGGTTCCGGCACTCGCCGGTGTCATCCGGGGCCACGTGGGCGGACAGCGTGTCCATCGGCCAGGCAGCCCAGGCCCGCGGGCTATTTGCAGTGATGCCGCTCAAAGAGGGCACATATTTAGCCCGCGTCTACGATGTTGACGGCCGCTCGAGCGAGGTGCGCGCCGTGACCACCAAGCAGGCCTCGGTGCTCAAGTACGCGGCCGTGACCTCGGTGCGCGAGGACTCGGGCTGGCTGGGCGCCAAGGACGGCACGGTCGCGGTCGATGACTATCTCAGGCTCGACGAGTACGGGTCGTTTGACGAGGTCGTGGACCTCGACGCGGTGGCCGACCTCGACGGGTTCGGCGTCCCTCTGGCCTCTGGCGAGTACTATTTCGCGGCCGGGTTTGACTTTACCACCGAGCGCCGGGTGCGCCTCACCAGCCACATAAGCGCGGTCTGCGTAAACCTGGCCGACCGCATAGATTTGAGGGGGTCGAAAATGGACACCTGGGAGGAGTTCGACGCGTCGGCCGGGGCCGCGGCCGACTGCCGGGTATACGCGCGGTACACGGACGACGACCCCGCGTCGCCGTCCGCGGCCTGGACACAGTGGCAAAGGCTCGACAGCGCGGAGGTCTCGGCCCGGGGGGCCGATTTCAAGGCGGTGCTCACGAGCTCGGACAGGGACTACAACATATACGTCCTGGAGATGGGCGTATATGCAGAGGAGGTGGATCTGACATGACGACAGTTGCGATACTCGACGACAAGGGACGGCTGGTGGGCAAGGAAGAGGTCGCGGCCAAGGCCGCGGCCGGGCGCGCTCCCGACCCGGGCGACCTGCCCCTGGACGGCGCCTACAAGTGGACCGGCACGGCATACCTGCCGCTGGGCGCGGGATTTGGCAAGATCCCGAAGCCCCCGGTCGATTTTTTGTATGTGCTGCGCGCGCTCATCGCTGCCGCGCCCGACGGCCTGCCCCACGAGGTGGCCCTGTGGGCCGGCTGGTACGACGAGCACCAGCGCACCCAGGCCGAGGAGCGGGTGGTCCTGCAGCGCAAGCTCGGGGCGTAGGGCGGGCATTAAAAAGGGAGGATAACGCACATGGCACAGGCCGACTATTATATAGCCAACCAGTCCGGCGCCCTGGTGCGCCAGGACCTAAACGAGCAGTTCGAGGCCATCGCCACGCTCAACGCCGGGCCGGACGAGCCCGCGGTCAAGTTCCCGTACATGCTCTGGAAATGCACCACGACCGGCGTGCTCTACCAGCGCAACGCGGGCAACACCGCGTGGGAGCTATTTGGCGAGATCAACGGCGGCGTGCCCGTGGGCACGGTCGTGGCCTACGTGCCCGGCTATTTCGCTGACGCTGCCAACGGCGGGTTTGTGCTCACGGGGCCGGCAGCCAACACCGTTGTCGCGGTCAACGCCCTGGTGGGGCCCACCTGGCGGGTTGCCGACGGCTCGGAGTACGAGGACCCGGCCAGCCCGATCTGGTCGTCCAGCGGCCGGCACCTGCCCAACTGCTCCAACTCCCGGTTCATGATGGGCTCGACCACGGCGGGCGGCATCGGCGGGGCCACCACGCACACGCACTCTACCGGCGATTTCACCCTGACCACCTCGCACATACCCTCCCACAGACACAGCGTGACC